ACAGACTTAGGCTCTTGGGCAACGGAGTTGTCCCCCAAACCGCAGAACTAGCATGGACTACTTTATGGAAGGAATTGATATCCCCCTCACCGCAAGAGAAGTGAATGATGGATGGCACAGATTTTGGAACAAGAACCAATTAGCCGTGAATGAAGAGGGCAGGGTGTATCGCACCACACGTCCACGCAAGTTACCAAGCAAAGGAAAGTTTGATTTTAGAAATGAAAGAAGCAAAAAAACAGTGTTACCACGAGTTTAAGAATATGATTCATCGTTGGTCTGAGGAATCTGATTTGGATGATGAGCAGATTGTCAAGTGCATGGTGGATGCAGCGAAGGAGTATTACGATGAAGATGTCATTGATTTTGAATGTGACATGGAACTTGAGGAGGACGAGGACGAGGAATGAATGTATACAAGCCCACAGGTGAGAAGGTGGAGAATTGGCCTCAATGGGTACAGCGTTTAACCAATGAGAATGTTGTATTGAAGCGCAGAGTTGCGGAGTTGGAGAAGCAGCTAACCGAGGAGCAGGCACGCAATGCCAAGTGAAAGTGCCACCGGGATACAATCCGATCTTTTGGAAACGTTACGGGCGAGCGATATCCGAATCAGTTGCAGAATTACCGAAGTGCAATTACAAAAAGCTAGGGCCACCACCCTTGCAATTAAGCCCAGAAGCGTTGGAGAGGATACGGAAGGCTGGACAATCAGTGAAAAGGAAATCCCGTGCCACTCGCTCGAAGAAGCAATCATCGTAGGGATAGAGATACTGAATCGTGGGTAAGATAACCTATGCAGACGAAATAGACGCACGCTTTGGCGTACCTTGGACAGATGATTTTAAGTATGTAAAGGGAGAGTTGGAGTGTGCATTATCAGATGAGGAGATAGACAAGCTTGCCGTACAAGATCCTGTACGAGCAGAAACACTTACACGCTTGCTCCTTGATCAACCAAACAGCGAGAAGGAAGATCCAATCGAATGGGGTTGGACTCTTCCTGGGTGGCGTAGAGTCATGGAAAATTGGAAGGATACAAAGATACATGTTTGCCTCGGAGGCAATCGTTCGAGCAAGACCACCTTCGCATCTCGCTTGCTTGTACACTTGGCACAGAACATACCCGAAGCAGAGATTCGTTCCATGCATGTTTCAGAAGAGCGCAGCGTGAGTGATAGCCAAAGATACGTGTGGGACTGCCTTCCGGCAAGGTACAAGAGAAGCAAGAAAAAGAGTGAGAATCATTCACTGCAATACACTCAGAAGAATGGATTCAATGCTGGTAAAGCAATCCTTCCACCCACCCATCCAGATGCCGAGCGAGGAAGTACGATATTTTTTAACAATTACAGGCAATACATGGCAGACCCACAAATCTTTGAGGGATGGGCAGCCCATTGTATACATGCCGATGAGGAAATTCCTGAGAATATTTTTAACACGCTATTGGCAAGACTTACCGATAATCATGGTCGCTTAATTCTGACCTTTACGACCCTTCAAGGATACACGCCATTAGTTAATAGTTTATTGAAAGGAGCTACGACAGTCAGGTCAAAGTACTCTGCGTTAATGGATAAGGAACTACCCTTAGAACAAGTGTCTGCTAATTGGCCTGACTGTCGCATATATTATTTCTGGTCACAGGATTCACCCTTTGTGGATTCTAATGAACTTGTGCGTACCTATTCCAAGCAACCACAGGAGGTAAAGCTTGCTCGATTATTCGGCATACCAAGTAAAAGCTTTGAAGGAAAATTCGCAAAATTTCAGCGTGAGACCAATGTAATAGAACATAGCAAGATACCATTTATCCTCGATCCATCTGCAAATGTAACACGTTACTTCATCTGCGATCCAGGTGGTAGTAAACCTTGGGTTGGATTATGGGCAGGTGTAATGAAGGATGGCAGGATATACATCTATCGTGAGTTCCCAGACAGTACAATGGGAGCATGGGCAATCCCACATATTAATGGTGCTGGAAAAGCAGTGGGTAAACCTGGCCCTGGACAACGTCCTCTTGGCTGGGGGTACACAGATTACAAAGATTACTTTGAGGCACAGGAGGAAGGTGAGGAGATATTTGAACGGATAGTTGACCCACGAATGGGAGCAGCGACAGTGCGTACAAAGGAGGGAGAAAGTAATATAATCAATACAATGAGCAACATGGGATTTGTATTCCGTGCTGCACCTGGTGTGTCCATAGACTCTGGTATTGCCAAGATCAATGATGCACTTAGCTGGGATGACACAGAACCCATGACAGACAATAATTGTCCCAAGCTTTACTTCTCTGATCATTGCGAGAATACAATCTCTTCCATGCTTGAATATGCCGGAGAATCCAAGAGTGATTACTTCTCTGATCAAATTGACTGCCTGCGTTATTTATTCGTTAGTGGTGCGGATTACATCACTGACCGGGACATGCAGGTGACAGGTGGTGGAAGTTATTAAGTTGACTACATAAGAGTACTAATGTAGTTTTATGCTACACAACTATGCTTTCAGCAAGCGACCCAGAACTTTTATACGTCAGCAAAGAGCCTGACATTGCTTACCTTTCCGAAGCGTACAAGCGTACACAGAGTGATTTAGGTGAGTGGTTAGACCGCAGACAACGAGATTACGATACCCGTCATTGCTTATGGGCAGGTAAGAGTGATGACTTTAAGAAGCACTCAAGCCAAAGTTCAACAGGTGAAGTATTTCCGTGGATTGGAGCAAGCGATCAAGAGGTTCGCATGGCAGATGAATTGATTACCTGCCGAGTTGCCATGAGCATGAATGCAATCCGCAGAGGTCACATAATTGCCACTCCCACAGAATCGAATGATGTGGAGCGTGCAAATGTGGTCAGCATGTTTTTACGATGGTTAATTAATTCCAAGATGGAAGAGTTTTATCCAGAAATTGAACTTGGATTGAATCATTTTTTTGAAAAAGGAATGATGGTACATTATGCCTGGTACGAGAACCAGGAACTTAAGCAGCAACAAACCATTAAGCTTGAAGAGATTGCCCAAGTACTTCCACAGATAGCCGGAGCGATCCAAGATGGTAGTATGGATGAGGAGTTGGGTGAGGCACTTGTAGGGCAATTTGATATTAGCAAGTCCAAGGCACGGGCAATGTTGAAGGAAATGCGCAAAGATGGAGAAACCACTGTACCTGTCACACGCCAGGTTGTAAGCAGACCCAAGATCAAAGCACTCGCACCAGATGAGGATGTTTTTTGGCCTAGCTATGCAATCGATCCACAGGAAGCACCTTACATGTTTCATGTGGTGAGTATGACTCCCCAGCAATTAAGGTCTAAAATTAGTACCGAAAATTGGTCAGAAGAGTTCGTGGATGCTGCCATCGAACTTGCAGGACAGGGTGAGGATGCAGATGAGAATATCTACCAATTACGGGATGATGATGAATTTACCAGAACAGATGATAATAGCTTGGTTAGAATTGTGTACTGCTATCAAAGACTGTTGGACGAGGATAATGTTCCCGGTATTTACTGTACGATCTACTCAAGTCGTATACCTGATCTTTATGCCAAGCACCAACTTCTTGATTATCAGCATGGGCAATACCCATTTGTAGTTACCACTCTTGAAAAAACAGACAAAAAACTGTACTCCTCCAGATCGTATCCGCAACTTATCGAAAGCTTGCAGCAGGTACTCAAGGTCGAAACAGATGCTGCGATTGATTCGCAATCATTGACAACCTTGCCACCACTCCTCCATCCGATTGGACGTAGTCCAAGCAAATGGGGGCCAGGTGTGCGCGTCCCATACCGCACGCAAAACGAGGTGCAGTTTGCAGACACTCCCCGTGGATCAGCTGTTAATGTAGAACTTCGCAGATACATTCAAGAGCAGGCAGACAGATACTTTGGCAGAAACGCACCAGGAGTAAATCCCGTAGAAGCACAGATGAAGCAACAGGAAGTGATTGATAAAGTATTTCATCACTTAAAACATGTGCTTGATCAAGTGTACTCCCTTTACCAGCAGTATGGCCCTGACGAAGAATACTTTCGTGTTACCGGGATGCAGGACATGCAGAAATATGCCAAGGGCAATGCTGGTGAACGATTTGATTTTTACATGCAGTTTGACGCTGCCACACAAGACCCAGAGCAAATGCTTGAGCGTACAAAAGCAATTGCACAACTTGGCGCACAACTCGACAAGAATGGTACGCTAGACACTGAGCGATTATTACAAATTGCAGTTGGTCAGATTTTACCGGGTGCTGCGGAAAGTATCATGCTTCCGAAAGAAACTGCATCGCAAAAAGCAATGGATGAAGAGAGACAGACCATTGCAGAAATCTATGCTGGTGTACCACCTAATGTTAAACCTAATGATGCACACGAGATGAAACTGCAAGTGTTCCAGCAATGGTTACAGCAACCAGATGTGACACAAAAAGTTCAACAAGATCCTGCCTTACAGGAGCGTATTCAAAATTATTTACAGCAAAGACAAATGCAAATTC